CGCTCTGATCGCTCTGGCAAGTTAGATACTCGTGCAGCTTATGGCTTACATGGTCGTGAAATGATGTCGTGGCTAACCCACATACAGCATATTCGATCAAAAAATGTAATATTCGTTGGTATACTTGACGAGATTACAGACGAATATGGAAGAAAACAGTATGCCCTTCAAATAGAAGGTAGCAAAACTGGTAGAGAATTGCCCGGAATTGTAGACGAAGTAATCACAATGTCAATCTTGACAGGTGATCATGGACAGTACCGAGCATTCGTGTGTCAACCTTTGAATGAATGGGGCTACCCAGCTAAAGATCGTTCTGGTAGACTTGATACACTTGAAGAACCACACTTAGGTAAGCTCATTGAGAAAATGAGCAGTGGTGGTCCAAAAACAGACAAAGAATTAACCTTTGTCGATCCTGCAACACAAATCTCTAGCGAAGGAGAAGCATAATGCTTAATCTAAATAACGTCCCACAAGACGAAAACCCACAAAATCAAGAATTTACATTAATTCCAAAAGGAACTGTAGTTCGTGCTGTAGTCTTAGTTCAGGCTGGTGACATTGAAGTCCCTGAGTTTGGTCAAGGCCAATGGTTTAAGAAATCAGCAAGTACGTCTGCAAAGTGGATGAACCTTGAATTTACTATTATTGGTGGTGATTTTGATCGTCGCAAGTTCTGGCACAGCATCTTTGTAGATGGTGATAAGCTAGGAGCAAGCGGTATGCCTCTTGCAAAAGAAATCGGTCTTCGTACATTGAAGTCAATCGTAGAAAGCGCACGAAGCATTTTACCTACTGACATGTCACCGCAAGCACAACAAAATCGTAATATCTCTGGCATGTTCGACTTGAACGCATTAGAGATTTGTGCGAAAATTGGTGTAAAGAAAGGCACTAATGGCTATCCAGATAGCAATCAGCTAATGGTGGCACTAACGCCTGAAAACAGCGAATTTTTTACCCAAGGGAATATACCGGCACAACAAACACAACCGGTTAATCAGACTGCACAACAAACGGCTCCACAGCCAACTGGTGCAGTTCCTGCATGGGCGCAAAGTTAATCTAGCGGCAAGGCCAATCTGCGCCTGCTAGAACACGGACAGGGGGGCCGTGAGCCGCTAACCCCCCAACTATTCTAGCAAATAGGTTTTATTATGATATTACGTCCTTACCAAGAGGTAGCCGTTTCTGACGCGTGTAACGCATTAGATAAGCACGGAAATACCCTTGTCGTTGCTCCTACAGGAGCTGGCAAAACAATTATGCTTTCAGCTCTAGTTGGTCAACGCCACAATAAGGGCAAAAGAATTCTAGTCATGCAACATCGTGACGAGCTTGTTAGGCAGAACAAGCAAAAGTTTGAGAAGGTTAATCCTTACATCACAACAAGCATTGTCAATGGTACAGTAAAGCACTGGGATGGCGAAGCTGTGTTCTCAATGGTTCAAACAATGTCGAGGAATAAAAACCTTAGAGATCGTCCTTTATTTGATATGATTGTTATTGACGAAGCACATCATGCGGCGGCTGACACTTATCGCAAGGTTATTGACGCGGTTCTTGAAGATAACGACAAAGCAGAGATCGTAGGATTTACAGCAACGCCAAATCGTGGCGATGGTAAAGCTTTGCGGTCTGTATTTAATAACTGCTCTCACCAAATTGAATTAGCTACTTTAATCCGTGAAGGCTTTTTAGTTCGTCCTAAATCATTCGTGATTGATCTTGGAGTAGGCGAACAACTTGAAAACGTTACTAAGCGTGGCAAAGAATATGACATGGAAGAGGTTGCGGCGATCATGGATCGTCAGGTTATTAATGATCGTATCGTACAAGAGTGGAAAGAGAAGGCAGGAGATCGCAAGACCGTTGTGTTTTGTTCTACAGTTTTACACGCTGAACACGTATGCGAAGCTTTCCTAAACGCTGGAATTAAGGCAAATTTCGTAATTGGAGAAACACCAAAAGACGAACGAGCCGCGATGCTGCACGATCTTGAGTTTGGTGACACGCAGGTAATTGTGAATGTTATGGTGCTGACAGAAGGATTTGATGCTCCGCCTGTGTCCTGTATCATTCTAACTAGACCATGCTCACAAAAAGGCACAATGGTGCAGATGATTGGGCGTGGTTTGCGCATTCTTGATCCTGAGTTATACCCAAATACGATTAAGACCGATTGCGTTGTCATGGACTTTGGCACATCTATACTTACTCATGGAGCTTTAGATGAAACTGCAAACCTAGATGGAAGACCCAAAGACCCGGACGCCGAAGCGCCAACAAAAAAATGTCCAGAATGTGATAGCGAAGTTCCTTTAAATATTCGCGTATGTCCAATCTGTGAATATGAGTTCCAAAATAAAATCAAAGAAGAATTAGATAGCTTCGTTATGACTGAGTATGACCTGATGCAGATGTCTCCGTTTATGTGGATTGATGCGTTTGGAAATGGAAACGCTATGATGGCTATGGGCTTCAGTGGGTTTACTTTGGTAGGTAATATCGGAGAATACTGGATAGCCATCGTCAAGGCTCAGAATGGGCGTCCTAGAGTGGTTTCTATCGGTGATAAAGTACAAGCTATGGCAGCAGGTGATGATTTTCTCCGTGAGATTGAAGATAGCAACGCGGCTAACAAAAGTAAGCGTTGGTTAAATCAAGCGGCTACTGACAAGCAAAAGGATCATTTGCGTAGAAACGGCGTACAAATTAGCGCGATTGATTTCTCTTGGACTAAGTATAAGGCAGGATGTTGTTTGAGCTACTATTGGAATAAACAAAAGATTGATAAGATAATTTTCGAAAGAATAAAGCTGATGGAGATACAAGATGAATAGAAGCGAAATACTAAACACAGCTAAATTATACGTCACAAAAGACCGCGCATCTGATCATGGTGATATGGAAAGCAATTTTACTATGATTGCAGAATTATGGTCAATTTACTTAGGTGTAATTGTAAAGCCACATGACGTAGGTGTTATGATGAACCTCCTAAAAGTGGCACGCATTAAGTCTAACCCTAAACACTCTGACAACTGGGTGGATGGTGCAGGTTACATGGCATGTGGTGGTGAATTAGCCACACGGGAGTTATGATGCCAAGATTCGAAATGTATCTTATGCTTGCGCAGAAAAAAGAAGGTAACATTGAAACTTCTGAGTATGAAATAGTGTGCTGGGTCGATGACTCAAGCAACTTAAAAGAAATCCAATCAGTGGCTAATGAAGTGATTAATGATCACATAGAACGCGCTGAAAACCTTTTGCTGTTCGGGACTGCAAGCGTAAGGGTAAAGGGCAATGAAGTCTTAACTATTGGTTTTAGAAACAGTGAAGCAGATTCCGAAGAAATAGACGAAGCTATAGATTTGTTCGGTTTGCATGAAGGGGAGACGATACATTGACAGCAGCAAGTAACGCGCCATCCGCGCAAAAGCCACTAAAAGAGTTGGCATTTATATTAAGTAAATTTGGTTGGAATAAAAGGTTTTGCGATCTTACAGAAGAAGAAGTTCACACACTAATATTTGCCATACAAGAATCAACACCGCTAGATAAGGAGATTAAAATTGGGACACTCGAAGAAACCTACTATAAGTCAACAGGCACTTGGCCTTCTACTTCAATCCCATTCTAATGAAAATCCTATCGCAAATAATATTAAAGAAGCTGTAGATAATGCTATTGTAGCTAATGAAAGCAAGCGAGAACGCCGTTCTTATATCGGTGCGTCAAGCATTGGTGATGAGTGTCAGCGCAAGATACAGTATAGATATTTAAATTATACGATTGATGAAGACAAAGCATTTACTGCAAGAACTTTGCGTATATTCCAGTTCGGTCACGAGATTGAAGATTACGCGTCTAAATGGATAAAAGATGCAGGGTTTGATCTGCGAACTGAGCAGTCAGATGGTAAGCAGTTTGGATTTTCTATAGCTGATGGCGAAATAAAAGGTCACATAGATGGTGTTGTATGTGATGGTCCAGTTGCAATGGGCTATCCTTCCTTATGGGAATGTAAGTCAGCAAACGACAATAAGTTTAAGGCTTTTGTTCGTCATGGCGTTGCTAAAGCAAACCCAGTATATGCTACACAACTTGCGCTTTATCAAACATATATGGAGCTTCACGAAAACCCAGCTTTGTTTACTGTGGTGAATAAAAACACTTCAGAAGTTTATTACGAACTTGTTCCATATGATAAAAAATTAGCTCAACAGGCAAGCGACAAGGCAGTGAACATATTGACTGCCGCGAAAGCAGGTGACATTCTGCCTCGTATTGCTCATAGCAAAGACTTTTTTCTTTGTAAGTTTTGTGAGTTTACAGAAACTTGCTGGGGAGCTAATCAATGAATATAATGAGTTTTGGCAAGTCACCAAGGGATGTGGCGGAACGTATTTCTAAGGAAGTACCTCGTAGTATACAGCTACAGACGCTTATAGATACATATCCACAAGGTGTTCAAAGGGGTAAAGAATTCTATATAGGATCACTGCGCGGCGAAGCTGGCAGGTCTATGGTTATTAATATAGATCAAAGTAGTCCGTGGTTTCTTACAGGTAAAGACTTTGAATCTGGTGATGGCATTGGTGGTATCTGTAAGGTTTTAAAAGAAGGTAGAGGCTATACTTTAAAAGAGTGCTTCGATCTATTTGAGGTCTATGTGCAGCCTGACTATGTAGCTCCACCTGATAACATTGTTAAGCCGAACAATCCGTCTAACTTTGCTGTTACAACTGCTCAAAGTGGATTCTCAAAACCCGAACAAAAGAAAAACATTAACCCAAGCACAGATTTTGAGGACGAATATAACTATACTGATGAGAATGGTGTAGTCATTGTGTCTGTAAGAAAATACTTTGAGCGTGACTTAACTGGAGAAATTATCCGGGATGATTTGGGTAAGCCTAAAAAGCAGTTCCGTCAATTCATGGAAGGTCGCCAAGGTATTCCAGAACCCAGACCATTATATAATATTCCGAACATTTTAGGTTCAGATAAAGTTATATGGGTAGAAGGCGAAAAGTGCGCAGATGCTTTGAATGCTATTGGATACAATGCAACATGCACCATAGGTGGTGCTGGTATGTTGTCAGAAAACACATCACACAAGTTTGATTTCTCTCCTATGAAGGGCAAGAATGTAATTCTATGGCCTGATAATGATGATGCTGGCAAGAAGCTTGCCGCACTTGTAGAAAAAAACGTTAAGCTTGCTGGTGCAAAAACAGTTATGATGCTTAAAATACCATCAACCAAGCCAGAGAAGTGGGACGCTGCTGATGCTATAGATGAAGAATTTAACATTACAAAGATGTTAAGGAAGAATGAGCGAAGCGTAAAGAAATCAATCAATCTGCTTGATGAAAGCCTTTTGATTAATGAATACTTTGTTGGCTCCGCTCCAACACAAAGCTTTTTAATCGGTGATACTATACCTCTTGGAGTTCCATGTGTATTTGCCGCCGCTGGTGATAGTGGTAAAGGCATGATGACGCTAGACTTAGCAATGAAAGTTGCATCTGGAACGTCTATGCAAAGTGCGTTTGGGGGTTTAGTTGCCCAACATGGCGATGTAATTCTAATTACTGCGGAAGATGATAAAGACGAGATGCACAGACGTATTGCGCGACTTGATCCTAAAAAATCTCGCGAAACATATAGCCACAAACTTCGCATATTGCCATTGCCAAACCTTGGTGGTGTGTTTCCAATCATGCAGAAGTTTGACAATACATATTTGATGGGTGATGAATTCTCTCGAATTTATGATCAGATGTTAGAGATGGAAACATTAAAGCTAATCGTAATTGACCCTATGGCCTCGTTTGTTCACGCAGATGTAAACGCTGATCCTGCGGCTGGAGCTGCATTTATGAGTTTACTTGCGCAGATGGCTACTGAAACTGGCGCTACTGTGATGGTCAACCACCACATGGCAAAGATTAAAGACAATGATCCTGTCAAAACACCAGAACAGGCTCGTAATCTTATTCGGGGTACTTCTGCTATCGTTGATGGCGTTCGGTCTGCTTTTGCAGTCTGGTCTGTAGATGAAAGCACAGGAAAACAACGCTGTCGTGATCTTGAAATAGAATATACACGTAATGGTGTGTTTGATGGAGCTGTCGTTAAATCAAACGGGCCAGCTAATCGTGACATACGACACTTTATTCGTAACCCGAACACTGGTCTGCTAGAGGATCGCTCTGTAGATATTAGATCGCTTGTCATGTCGCATTCAGTTCGTCAACGCATGATCCACATTGTTGATTTCGTTCGAATGAGAGAAAACGAAGGACGCGCCGTGACTCATGGTGGTGCGCATGATGGAATATATCGTTCTATTCAAGAGTCAAATTCTCAAGAGCCATGCGCAGTATACCTAAAAACTGCTGGATTAGAGACAACAATTAAAAATGCGGTGACAAAAGCTTGTGCAGATGGGCTAATGCGCAAGTATTCAATGACATCATCGGGGTCTGAGAGATGGCTGGGTACAATTGATGGCCCAATGTCACGCGGTGAATATGAACGAGATACAGTTTGAGATAATATCTAGCAAAGGAATTAAAACAATGAACCAGAATAAAATAGAGCGATACCAAGACATTTATCGGGAACTTTGGGAGGCGCAAGTCAAAAAAGATCGTAATGATAACCCAAGATTAAATACAATATCTCCTAATTATAAGAAACGAAAACCTTATATATCTATATTGAAATTAGATAAAACACCAATCCCATATCGTTATCGCGTGTTGTCAAAGCAAGCGGAAACAATCAACATGTTGTTGCTTCGGGGCTTCGGGGTTAAAGATATTTCTCCAATCATACATACGTCAGAGAAAGCTATTCGAATAATTAAAGATCGTTACAATTTGCCAAGAAAAAATTAACGATTAAATCCGCACGTTGTTGATTAAATTGTTCGAGTTATTTCCGTACTGCTGCGGTTGATACGGGTTTGACATCGGGGCGAAACCACCTTGACCACCATAACCTTGATTCATTCCGTAGCCTCCAAATTGTTGTGGCTGCGGACTGGGCTGTTGATATGGACTTTGTTGGTATCCACCGCCTTGCATCCCGTATTGTTGATAAGGAGTTTGCTGCGGCTGCATACCATAACCTTGCTGCATGTATGGATTTTGTTGCTGCTGCTGACCATAACCTGAAAAATTGTTCGAGTTATTGTATGGCTGCTGCCCATAATTTTGCTGCGGACGGGGCTGCATACCACCATATCCACCATATCCACCATATCCACCATATCCACCATAATTTTGCTGCGGTCTTCCGTATCCACCCTGCATTCCACCCTGCATTCCTCCGTAAAAATTCTGCTGCGGGCGCTGCATACCGCCGTAACCCGAATAATTCATTGGCTGCGGGCGCTGCATCATCTGAGAAAACTGAGGTCTGCCGAATCCACCCATAATACCTTGCGGTCTTTGCGGAGGTCTTTGAGGAAATCCACCAAACATTCCCATGCCTGTAGGTCTTTGACCACCAATACCCATACCCATGTTCGGGTTACGATACTGCTGAGTCGCTTGGTATGTTTGATTTGCGCCATAAGTGTTAATTAAGTTTTTTTGATCTGGATTTAATCCACCCATAAAATCATCAAAAGCAGATTGATTAAAATTAGGTTTTAGCATACCAAAGTCTGCTGTCATTAAATTGTTAGAAATATTACCTCCCGAAGTTGGCATTAAGGCAGGAGATCGCAAGACCTCTGCGGCTAGGCCAGTGGTTGGGTCTATTTCAGGTTGAGGTTGCGAAGCCATAGAATTTTTACGTGCATCTCTAAATTGTTCAAAAGTTTGATTTTCTGTCGGTAAAACAACACGACCCGCAAATCCGTTGGCTCTTTGATCTGCGGCTCTTTTCTTTAGTCTGTCATAGTCGCGCTGGTCGATGAAGGCTTGACCAGCTTCCGACAATGGCATTTCAAAGGATGAATTGATTGTATTGTTATTAGGGCCACCTCTACGAGGTAAAAGGCCACCAAATTTATCTCTACCTTTTTCATATTCTTCAAAGGTTTGACCTTCGGTTGGCAAAACAACTTGCCCCATAAAGCCTCCTGCTCTTCTGTCTGCCGATTCCTTTTTTAACCTATCATATTGACTTCTTATATCTTCTGTAGGTTGGGAACTCATAAGAGAAGGAGTACCCCTCATAAGAGAAGGAGTACCCATAATTCCAGACGAAAAACTAGGCTGTGAAAACGGCATACGTCTTATAGAATTTGCGAAGGGTGAGGCTACCATGTATAATCTCCGAGTGAACTTGTTCGGGTTATACCATTTATTTAGCTGTCAATCAATAATTGATTGACTGAGTTTTTGTGTTGTTTATAAAAGAAAGGCAAGGCGGTTAAATTTAATCAGATTTAAACGGGCAAAGTTAATATCAGATCATAACTTAGATAAATTCGCTACCAAATGCGCTAACATTTACACGAATTAATCGCCGCCTTGCGCGACTATTTTTCAATACCTAACTTCTTCATCCAATTAACCAAAACCTGATAGCTCTTTAAGCCGAGCAAATCTGCGGCTTCGTACAGCGTCTTGCTGTTGCTTATAGCTCTTGAAATGTAATCACGCTTGATATTTTCAATTGCAAACTGCACATCAAAATCCTGTTCGAACTGATCCAAGGGTAAATACCCTTGAACCTCGTCCTTTAAGCTTTCCAAATCGGATTGCGTCTTGATGTCCTTTAATCTCTCAAGGATATGCCTAAATGTAGGGCGTTGAGACGTATCAATCGTTATAGGTTTGCTCCATTTAGCCATTACCAATCCTTTCCAAATACTTTTGCGAACACGTCATTAAGCATACGTTGAAGCTCTAAATCTTTTTCAGACATTACAATATTTTCCCTACCATAGTACCAATCCAGAACACACCACAAATCGCACCAACCCAGATAACCCACGTAAGCTTGGCTATGGTTTTTTCCATCTTCTCCTGCTTACTAAGCTCTATTCTACGCTCAGAAATGCGATCAACCATAAGATTCTTTTTTGGAAGTTCAAATTTATGTGTGTAAGGTTTGAGATTTGTTAAAGAAGGAGGATTATCGACTGACATTCCTGCGCCCTTTATCGCTGTCCTTAGCTTAGACATTTTTAAATCAATAGCTTTTTCAGATCGTTGAAGGTAAGCACCAATTTCGCTATTATTAAAGCCTTGGGATTTAAATTGAAGCAAATCTTGAATTTCCTTAGCAGTCCATTTTTTGTTGCTTCTTTTATCTTGTAATTTCTTAATCATTTGTTTCTCCATTTCGGGTTTGTTTAGTTTTGATCTGCTTGCATTGGTTCTTTATCAATGCTATCGAACGCGTCCTGCGCCCATTCGGGGAAGCCATACTCTTGGTCGCTTGGGTCAAGCAGGTGTAGAGCCACAAAGTATGCAGCCTCATCGGTCTGATCCTCAAATGTGTTGGTATCTCGATCAAGGCGTAAAACTCGGATTGATTCATCATCTTTGCAGTGATCGTACGCCAAGTGGCAGGCATCCTCAAAGTTTTCGGGTAGCTCTTCAGATATACATAAATTTCTATAAATAACCTTTTGCTTGTCGTACCCAAAAGAACCAGTTGAGGTGATAAGCCATTGATATGATTGCGTCATTTTATTACCTTTCTTTGCTAGACCTAATACATAACATTTCTTATGATCGGGGTCAACAGTATATATAATAAAATTTATGTTCGGGTCGGATTGTAATCGGGATTTAAATCCGTTTTTCATCATCTCATAAAAAAACCCCCAACGTTGCAGTGCGAAACCTAGCCAGTCGGGGGTGTAGTTATGCGCATTGCAAAACAAAAAAAAACAATGCGATGTATTTATAATAACGTAGGAATGTGTAATCAGTCAATTAAAAAAACTACTGGTACATAAAACACAGCTATAGGTTAAAATACTACAGGTACACAAAACACCGCTGTAGGTTATGTAATCCGAATACTTGTTCGGGTTATAAATTAGACAATAAAAAACCCCACATTTCTGCGGGGTCATTTTAATTATGTTATTTGAAGATAAATAGAAACAAGCCCAACAAAAACAATAAAAGCAGTTATAACCATCATAAAAGTATTTTTTCTGCGTTGCTTTCGGGATGCTCTCTCTCGTGCAATCCATTTGTTCGCACGATTTTTATTATTTATATCAGGTTTAAACAAAATATTATCATTATTGCTAATTTCTATTTCACCTCTGGCAAGCGCGGCATCAATAACCTCGTTAAAAGTTTCAGTTCTTCCATATGGTATTTCGTGTTGGTATATGTGATTAACTACAGATGAAGGTGTACGCTTCAAAGCCCTAGCGATTTCTTTGGTTGCTACTCTAGCTTCGCGCATCAATACCAGTTCAGCATGATCTGCCATGCTCCATTTTTTATATGTTTGTTTAGTCATTTACTTTCTCCTTGCTTTTCTTGCAATTTCTTTAAAGAACGCGTTAAAGAACGCTTAATACGTTTTGATCTGTCAGGCAAAACAAGGGCATCTAAGCCCTCGATTAACCACTTTAATTCAACCTCAGTGATTGAAACTTGTGCAACGGGTAGCAAAATAATGCCCCCGTTTATATTTGTTTGTTGAATAAACTTCATGCTACTAGATCCCTTGCATCTGCTTTTGCGTGGCGTAAGTGCCAATCATCAAGGCCAAAATCCTTGTAGCCTTCCTCAATCATGCGATAGTATCCATTATTTGGCAAATGCGTTCGGGTTTGGTCAACCATCTCGTAAATAATCCAAGCGCCGTTTAACTTGCGACGATTGTAAAAATGAGGGTAGCCTTCCAGTTGATCAAGCGCACGTAAACAATCGGGCGTAATATCCCACAGTACAACAGGTAAAACGCTTTCTGTATCTTCCACAAAGTCAGCAACGCCGCGAAATACTAGCCTATGATCAGGCAGGTAAAACGCGCCCATAGGTTTTGCTTTAGGACAGCGGGCCGCCATTGCATCGCGGTTGGTATTCATTCCATATGCCATATAAAACATTATGCCACCTCTCTTTCACTATCAGGCGCTTTGCTTTTTACTGTAAAATCATAAACAGGTTTTGCGTCTACAAATACCATGCCATCTTCTGTATGACCGCCAATAAATTTACCATC